GCGCTCGAACAGCGTGCCGGTGAGACCGTCGCGAGCGGTACGCCTGCGCCGAAGATGACCGCGCCGATTATCGATAGGTTGTTTCCGCAGTCCGTCGCCTCGATCATGGGCGGCCGGCTGATTTCTATCAGCCAGGGCAGCGAGGAATATCCGCTGACCGCGTCGTCCGTCACTGCCGGCTGGCAGGCCACGGAAACCGGTGCGGTTGCTGGTCCGACCGTCTATTCGACGGCACAGCGCACGGTCGCGCCGAATAACACGCTCGGCATTCAGATGAAAATCACGCGCAAGGCGCTGAAGCAGTCCGGCGACGCGCTCGAGCAGGCCGTGAGGCGTGACATGAACGGCGCTATTGCGCAGGCCATGGACGCGGCGGTGTTTCAGGGCACGGGCGCCAGCGGTCAGCCTGCGGGCTTGCTGGTCGGCTCTTACGGCATCACGTCCACGGCCGTGGCCGCTGCTGCGACTTGGGCGGCTTTCCGTTCGGCCATCGTGCGGTTCCTGGTCGCCAACGCTGCCAACTCGCCGAGCGAAGTCAAGTTGCTGATCCGGCCCGAAATCTTCGACAAGATGGACGGCACGCTGATCACCAACACCGGCATTTCTGAGTGGGACCGCATGCTGAATAACGTCCCGGCTGCCAACATTGCCATGTCGTCGAACGCTCTGGCCGCGCCTACCGGCACGCCGGCAGCCTCCACGGCACTGCTTACGACCGACATCGGTGGCGTGCCTCCGTTCTTCGTCGGCCTGTTCGGTGGCATCGACCTGATCCGCGACCCGTTCTCCGACGCGGCTTCGGGCGGCCTTCGCCTGACCGGCCTGGCCACCATGGACGTGTCGGCCGGCCGCGCGCCTCAGCTGCAGATTCTCACGGGCGTTCAGAGCGCATAATGCTTTACGGCGCTCCGGTTTCCTTGGAAATCCGCGCCGAAGGTGGAGCGACCCGGTTGACGGGTCGCTTTCCTTATGGCTCGGAAACCACGCTCGGCGATGGCAGGCGGGAACGCTTCGCCGCCCGAGCCTTCCGCTCCCGCATCGATGCCGGCGAGAATGTCTTCCTGCTCGCCGGTCACGATCCAGAAAAGCCGCTGGCCTCTACGGAGGCCGGCTCTCTAACGCTTCGCGACGGCGAAGACGCCTTGCATATCGAGGCGCGTGTCGCGGCCACGACCACTTGGGCAAACGATGCCCTTGCGGCGCTGGCGGCCGGTCTCACTAAGGGCATTTCTCCGGGCTTCCGGGTGCGTTCCGGTGGCGACGTCGTCACGCGCTCGGCTGATGGCCTCTTGCGTACCGTCAATGCTGCCGACCTGTTCGAAGTGTCGTTAGTCACGCTCCCAGCCTACGACCAGGCGCAAATAGCGGCTCGCTCGTGGGCGCTTGCGGCTGCTGAGGCCGACGACGCAGGCATGCGGCGCGCGTTTAACCGGTGGAGGGCCTGATGACGGCTGTTACACTCAAGCAGACCGAAGGCGCTCCCAGCGCCTTCCCTGCGGCTCCTACGGGCCTGTCGACGGCGGCTGCTGCGCTCGATGCCAACATGATCTGGCAGCGCATCGAGGCCTATACGGCATGGCGCTTCACCTCTCGCTCTATCGAGTGGATTGTGGAGGGCTGTGGCGAATGGCGTGCGCCACTGGCGCCGGCCACCATCACCACGGTGGAAGAATGGCTGGCCACCAATGCTTGGGCGACGGCAACGCTCGATCCCTCGCCAACTGGCGGCTACATGCTGCCCGGCGACGGGCCTTACCGCTTCACTGGCACGGTAGGCGGCGGCACCGCTCCTGCGGCCATACAGGAGGCATTCAGGCGGCTTGCCGAGTACATGGCCGCTTCCAAGCGCGGCTCGCCTGGCACGACCCGTGAGAAGGTGGTGGCGGGCTCCGTCATGGTCGACAAGTCCCGCTCGGCCTCATGGGCGGCTGAGGCAATGTCGAATAGCGGCGCTGGCGACTTGCTGCGCAACTTCAGGAGAGTCTGATGGGTATTTTCGATTGGTTCCGGCGCTCTCCTGTTGAACAGCGTTCGGCCATGAGCGGCTTTACCGCCGAACTGATGGCGGCGCGGGAATCCTACATTAGCGGCAGGCGCGGTATTGCCGAACTGACGGCAACCGCGCAATCTTGCATTAGCCTATGGGAAGGCGCCTTCGCGCTCGCCGAGGTCGACGGCACCAACCTGCTAGACAAGCGAACCCTTGCGCTCACGGCCCGCTCTGTGGCGCTGCGGGGCGAGGCCGTCTTCCTGATCCGCGATAAGCTTATTCCCTGTAGCGATTGGGATCTGTCGACGCGTGATGGCATCCCGAAGGCTTATCGCTTGTCGATCTCGGAGGCGGGAGGCGGCACCACGCAAACGGCACTGGCCGGCGAAGTGGTGCATTTGCGTATTGGCGTCGATCCGGCCGCACCGTGGCTCGGAACGGCACCGCTGAGGCGCGCGTCGCTGACGGCTGGCCTGCTCAATGCACTGGAAAGCGCACTGGCCGAGGTCTACGAAAACGCGCCGCTCGGCTCGCAGATTGTGCCCTATCCCGAAGGGCCTGAAACCGACATGACGACGCTTGGCCGCTCATTCCGCGGGCAGCGTGGCCGTGTCCTGCTTCGCGAGAGCGTGAACGTCTCGGCCGCTGGCGGCCCGGCTCCTGCTGTGGACTGGAAACCCGCGAACGTTACTCCCGACATCGAGAAGAGCATGTCCGTAGAAAGCCTGGCAGCGGCACGGGACGCCATTGCAGGGGCCTTTGGCGTGCTTCCCGGCCTGTTCAACGCAGCGACTACCGGGCCGCTCGTACGCGAGGCGCAAAGGCATCTTGCGCAGTGGACGTTGCAGCCGATCGCGGCGCTTCTGGCGCAGGAGGCGAGCGAGAAGCTCGGCGCCGCTGTCGACATCGACGTGATGGCACCGACCCAGGCCTTCGACGCGGGCGGATCGGCCAGGGCGCTGGCAACCATCGTGCAAGCCTATGCGCAGGCGAAAGAGGCCGGCTTGGCTCCTACCGTCGTCGACGCCGCACTAGCGAGGCTCGACTGGAAATGAAGCTAGCTTGGCTAAATCCACCATCGGGCGGCCAGCCGCAATCGCCCGATGCGGTGCGCAATCAGACCAACGGTCTGCGGCGCATCAAAGAGCGGAAGGAACGGCAAGCCCGCAAGGCACAGGAAGAACAGCCCGACGACGGGCTGAGGCGATTCCTGAAAGCCGACTCTGCCGTTGAAGAGACCATGCGACGGGCGGGGCTGTAGCGTGTTGCATCCGTGTTGCACGGAATAAATCGCAACACGTTGAAAAGCCCGGAAATGCGCGGTTTTCAATGTAACGTGTTGCAAGGGCATGCAACACGTTATTTTGCGCTAAGCTATTGATTTTATTGGTGCCCCCGGACGGGATCGAACCGCCGACCTTCGGTTTACAAAACCGCTGCTCTACCAGCTGAGCTACAAGGGCACGGGGCTCCGGTAGCACATTTCGTGCGCCAGTAAAGACAAAACTCCGTTTTGGGTTGCTGATGGATGCCGTGGCTTAGCCGGCGTGCTGAAATGCGCCGCGCCGCTTCCTACATCTTCGTCAGGTGCAATCGCATCGAACGGGGTGCCGCATGATCAGATTTGTCATCATCCTGCCGCTCATCGTGGTGACCTGGCTTCTCCTGGTGAAGGCCATCAGCGATCTGAAGAAAGCCAATATCGACTGGACCGGCGTCGCCACCATCGTCGGGTTCATCGTGCTGGCGTTCTGGCTGCGCCATATCACGGGGATGGGGTGAAAAGAGTGAGTAGGCAGTAGTGAGTAGGCAGTAGTGAGTAGGGGGCTCGGCCGGCGCTGATGCTGACTACACATGCTACTGACTACTCACCAATCCCTACTCACTAGAAGGCGCGAGCCTTGAAAGACCGGCCGCTTCCGGTTTCGCGAAAAAATCTGAAAAAAATCCTCGAACCTTTTTCCGGGTCGCCGCGACAGACGGTCAAGAGGCGGATGGATCGCCTCGGTCACGAAACCAAGGAGATCATCATGTTCAAGCGCACGCTCGTTTCCACCCTCATCGCCACCACCGTTGCTGCCGGCACTCTGGCAGGCACCGTCCAGCCCTCGGCCGCCTCTGACCATCATCACCGCCGCGAGCTCGGCATCGGCATCGCCGCCGGCGTCGGCGGTTTCGTCCTCGGCAGCCTGCTTGCCCAGCAGCAGCCGCAGCCGGTCTATGTCGACGAATACGGCGGTGGTTCTTGGCATGTCCGCCGCTGCCTGGCCCGCTACGCCAGCTACGATC